CGTTTCCAATCTCTAAGCTCGATATTTTTTTCTTCCTTGTACCAATCTCTAACTAATGACCAACAATCTGTAACACCCCAAACCCATTCTCTTCCGATAATCGGAGCTTTATAACCTTTTGGCTCGCAATATCCCCATTGTTCTGTCTTAGGATTAACAATATACCAAGGTAAGTTTGATCTTTCACAACTAACTAAATCTGCCTGACTAGGTGTTGGAGGTGTAATTGGATGACTATGAACAATAGCTGTTATCTCTCCTGTATTATCTGCTCTTACATAATCTTCTGGATCAATAATAAAACATTGATATTTAGTCATGGATAAATTACGACAAGGATAATATCTTTCTTTTCCTTTGATATTTAACAATAAACCACAACATTCTTTAGGATCTTCAACTTTTGCATGACTGAGAGCAGCTTCTTTCCAATCATTCATGGCATAAACGTACCAATAGAAGGAAATAATTCTTTTGTGCAAACTCTTAAAGGAATCCTAATATTTGCTAAATCAAATGAGGCAGCTAATTCAAATTGTACTGCTGCTCTATTTTCTGTTGATTTTCTATCTATTTTGTAAATTTCTTGTGGATATTCTGCTGTAGGATCTGGTGTTCCATAAGGATTTGATTGACTTGTGGTAGTTGAAGATGTTGTTTGCTGAATCGTATTTGGGTTGTTCATTGTAATCGTATTTCCCATTCCATTACCATGACTTGTACAATAGTATCTAAGATCATTTGGTGCATTTGGATATACAGGTTCATAAGTCACTGTTGCATCTGTTCCAAGCGTTCCAGTGTTAGTTGTTATTTGCTGTCCTCCAGCATCAGATTTAATTCTTAAAGGATGTCCAACATTTGAGCTATGAGATTGATTAAAAATATAAATTGATCCACGTTTCATTGTTATAACTGGCTTTTGAACTCCATTTATTGCAAAAACATTAGCACCATTAGAATCTTGAACTACTGTGACAGTATATGTGACACTTTCAATATCAGAAGGATCAGCGATAGTAGTTGTTGTTGTAGTTGTTGTTGCTACAGGAGCAAAATTCGCAGCGTCTAAAAATCTAGCTAAAGTTGTTCTTCTTTTCACAACCGCACCAGTAAGATCGTTTCCTGGGGTTACTTGATTTACGTTTAGCAGAATTGCAGTAATCACATTAGTAACATTACTAATTGTCAATGTAGGTCTAGGTAATTGACCATTTGCATATTTAAAACCATCAGCCTCTAGAGGTATTGCAATATAAGTATTTCCATCCCAAATAATATTTCCATTGTTTATTTCGTTTGTACCAGCATGAAATCTATATGTGGTAGCAGATCCATGTAAAGCTGCATCTGTTGTAAGTTCAAATAACTCAATCAGTGATCCAGGATTTATTGATTGGGTTTCAGATATAGGATTTGCCATTAGGGTTCAAATACTTGCGTAAATGTTGCGTTTATTCTGTTTCTATCAAAACTAAATACTTCTTTAGTAAAAGAAGGACATACCCACTTAAATGTAGTAGATGAGTCTGGGGGCGACCAATCAAAAGATGCTCCATCAACTTTTCTTGCTTCTAAAAATGTTTCAATCTCAGTTGCATCTTCATTGTCAACATTAAATGTAAGACTCCATTGTTTTGCTTTTTGATTTATACCAAAAGTGAATCTTTGCTGATACCCGTCACCAAATTGAACTGTTCTGGTATTGGTAATATCACTCTTATTTGCAGAAAAAACAGGGTTGTAGTCAGGAAAAGTAGCCATTATCTTAATAAACCTCCTGGCCTTCTTTGTTTTAATAATTCTGATTGTATAGCTACTGAGATAAGTCTGCCAAGTTCTTTCCCACTTTCATTATCTCCTTGAACAGACGATCCAGAAGCATCTACATTTACGCTAATATTTGTACTACCTCCTCCACCTAGTTTGTCATTAGGAATAACAGTCCCCGAAGTTTTTGGTACGAACAGTTCTGGACCTTTTTCTCCGACTATTGAAGGTTTACCTACTGGCGGTCTACCTCCATTTGCAAAACCAAGTAAACCAAATAAACCACTTGTTACAGTCTTTCCTCCTACATTTCCGAATAGCAAAGCATTTAATCCCATATCTAAGAATCTATCTGCGACATTATTTAATAAATCACCGAGAGTTGATGTTCCTCTAATAAGACCTTTAATTCCATTTTTTATATCATTTTGAATTGTTGTTGCCATCTTTTCAAAAGCATCAACAGATTCATTAGCAGCATTTTGTAATTTTCTTTGTTCGAGCGTAAGATCTTTTGCAACTTCAAAGTTTCTTTCGTTAGCTTTTATTTGTGCCTCAATACTAGTAACAGTTGCGTTTGCACGATCAAGCCTTAATTGATCTTCAACAGATAATTCTTTTTTTCCTTGTAATTCAGTTACAGTTGCTTGAGCCAGCTTTAATTCATTTTCAAATATTTTTACCCTTTCATTATTTACTCTTTCTAAAGCTAATATTTCTTCAGCTAATCCTTTAGATATTACAAATCGACCTTCTGTTCTTATTTCATTTATACGTTGCTCCAAATTAAGTTGTTCTCTTGTTCTAAGTTGTTGATTTCTAAGTTCAGCACCAGCATCTTTTTCAATAATTGCTCCAGCTTTTTTTGCAGCAGTAAGTTTGATCTGATTTTTAGTATCTTCTATATTTTGTACTGCTGTTTCTCGATCTCTTACTTTTTTAGATACACCTTCACGATTAAACGCACCAAAAGTAAGTCCTTCAAAAAGATTTATTTTCGGAAGTTCTTTTAATGCTTTTTCTAGATTTTCTAATTTTTTATTTAATTGTTTTATAGTTGGGTCATCAATAGATTCTAAACCAGCTTGTGCTTGTGCAAGATCAAACCCTCCAGGATTAATAAATTCTTTTGCACTATTTACAAATTTGGCAGCACTAGCCGATAACTTTAATGCAAAATCAACAAACTTATCGGTAAATAATTTTGCTGATTCTCTAAGTTTTTTAAACGCTTCAACACCATCTTCTCCAACAACTTTTGTGAGATCTTTTGTTATTTCTTCTAACGCAGCTTGTTTTCCTCTAAATTCTTCAATTATTTTAATCTCTTCTTTTCTAGCTCTACTTAAACCTTTTAGTTTTTCTATAGCTAGATCAATGTCTGCATTTAAAGGATCTAACGCATTAGCTAAACCTAATACTTGTTCTTGAAATATAGTTACCGAAGCAGTACCAACTAAACCTCCAGCAAACCCTCCCATCGGGCCAAATGCAGAACCTACTAATCCTCCTCCAAAGCCACCTAATGCTGCTGCTGGCCCTTGACCAAACAATAAAGGAAAAGCACCACTAATTGCTGCACTAGATAAAGCACCTCCAAAGCCTCCACCACCTCTTCCTGCTACTCTTCCTCCTCCAGAACCACCACCTTGAGCAGCCCTTAATATTTTTTGTTGTGTTAACTCGTTAGTTTGAGCTTTTAATGATTTTAATTCTAATAAAGCTGCATCAGCAGATGCTTTTGCTAATTTAAATTTACCTTTCGAGTTAGCTAAAGCTGCTCTATTTAAAGCTCGACTTGCTTTGTCGACATTTAATCCTTGAGCTTTTGCTCTTGCTATTTGATCTCCAATACTTCTTACTCGAACCATTGAAGCTCTTTTCTTTTCCTGAAGATTTAAAGATTCTCTTTCTAATTTATTATTTTTCTTTTCGGAAGCTGCTCCTCCTCCTTTATTTAGTTGATTTATTTTTCCACTAACTTTATCTAAAAGTTTTGATAGCTCCTGTACCTTCTTTAAACCTTTTACATTAATCTCTATATCTGCTCTAGTTGCCACGACTAAACAATAAAAGGTTACTTTATTCTAGCTTATCTTCTTCGTTTTGCTTTTTCAAATTCTTTTTCTTGTTCTTCATTGATTACTTGAAAATATGCACTCCATCCTATTATTTCATCTAAAGTCATATCTCTAATTTCTTTTAAAGTTTTTCCTAATTCTTTTGCAACACCAAATTGCAACATCATCAAATTATCTTTTTTTAATTCAGCAGCTAGTCTTTTGGGTCGATTACTTCCTCTTCTTCTGTAATAACTGCAAGCATTAACTTCTGTAAATCACTATCTTTAACTTCATTTTTCAATACATCAATTTCTCCTGCATTGAAAAGCCTTCTACCAGTTTCATCTAATGCTTTCGTCATTAATAACTGTAAAGCAAAATTATTATTATCATCTTTAGATAATCTTTGTGCTCTATCACGTTCTGCCATAGTTAATGGACTTACATACATTTCAAAAATAGAACCATCAGATAATTCAACTTCTTTCTTTTTAGGTTCAAGATTTGCAGCTTTTCTTAAACGATCCAATGCTGATAGATTGCTTGCCATAAAATAAAGTCAATATATTGATATTCTAATGCAAAACATGAAAAAACCCCAGATAAACTGAGGTTCGTTAACTTATGCTAATTTAATTAAGCTGTTTT